CACATAGATCAGTTGTCATCCTTCCTCTACTCTGCCGAGACCACCCGGTTCTCCATAGACCTGGGTGCAGCAGTCCCGGAAGAAGAGCAATCCAAGTTACCCGTCCTGACCCGCGCACTCAACGATGAATGGCTAAACAGCAATGCTGACCAAGTATTCTCGACAGCGGTATCATGGTCGCTGTGCTTCAACAGCACCTTTATTAAACTGGTTTATCGAAACGGTATTCATCCGTATCTCGTGGAACCGGCCAGCATCGGTGTACTACGGGAAGACACCTCGTACACTGATCGACAAGAAGCAATAATTCAGACTTACTACATCACAAAGTCTGAACTCTTCAACCGTCTCTACAGCCACCCGCAACGGGAAAAGATTGTAGAACGTGTGTCGTATATGCAGCACGAGCGCACGGAAGTCGCTAACGGCTTACAGCGCATCATCATGAGCCAGACGGACCCGACACTCTACGGGAACGTCAACCTCGATCTCTCTGGCGGCAACCGCTACAAAGCACAAGTCGCAGAAGAAACCGTCGAGATGACGGAACTCTGGGTCTGGAACGATGAGACCGGCGACTATCAAGTGGTCACCCGCGCAGACCCTGATGTCATCATCTATGATCGTCCTGGCGCAACCGTCTTCTTGAAAGGCGAGCTGCCCTTCATCCAGATCTGCCCCCTGCCGCTCTACGACTACTACTGGGGTCAGTCAGAAGTATCCCGGCTGATCTACCTCCAGCAGATGCGTAACAAGCGCATGACGGAGATCTTGGACATCCTGTCCAAACAAGTTAACCCACCTACGGCACTCATTGGATTCACTGGAATCCTGGATGAGAAGAACTTTGCTCTCAACCGTGCAGGCGGTATCTTGGCGACCGATATGCCAAGTGCCAAGGTGGAGAAGCTATCCCCGCAAATGCCGCCAGATCTCTTCCGTGAGATCAGCGAAATTGACTCCATGTTTGAGGAAGCCTCGGGCATTGTGTCTGTCTTGCAAGGTCGAGGTGAATCCGGGGTCAGATCGTCCGGTCACGCCAGTCAACTTGCCCGTTTAGGGTCTAGCAGGGCTAAGAAACGGGCGCTTGTCATCGAAGATTCGCTAGAAAAGATGGCGACTCTGTATCTAAAGCTCATGCAAGCGTATCCAAACACTCATTACACGGATGCTCGTGGCAATCGGTTCATTGCCGAGCAATTGCCCAAGAATTACGCTGTAAAAGTGGATGCACACAGCAATTCACCCATCTTCATGGAAGATTTGCGTCAATTGGCGTTCAATCTGTTCAAAGCAGGAGTCATTGACAAGGAATCCTTGTTAGACTTGCTTGAACCACCCATGAAGCAGCAATTGAAAGACCGTCTCAAGAAGATGGAAGCGGCACAAGCCCAGCAAGCGGCTATGCAGCCTCCAAAGGAGAAGTAATGGTTACTCAAGGCTATTCAAAGAGTGGGGATCAACCCCGAGTTACTTCTAAAACATTAGATCAACGTCAGGCAAGTCCATCCTTGACGTACCGTACACAGACGAATAGGATGGGTTCTGCGGGTAATAGTTCCCGCATGACCCGTGACTACACACGAAGGTAATTGCAATGTACAAGACAATGAAGCGCGGTCGTAAGACCCGCCGGTAATCTCGGCATAAAGAGTTCGATGGGTATGGCTGCTTGCCCTTCTCAAGTGGCCCCGCAACCAGGAGATCGTCATGGCACGTCGTGGTCGTAAAGGTCGGAAGTAATCCGAACGTAACAGGTTCTTGAACCGGCCTGCGGGAGGTGGGCGATGAGCCTCCCACTTGACTTGATTTGCAATTCGGTATACAAGGTCGCACATGAGCGTACCGCAAGATAAATTGATGGACTTGATGAAGAAGGGTCAGAAACCTGATGCTGCTTCTGCAACTCCTCCGTCTCCCGGAACATCGTCTCCCGAGACGCCTCCTATGGCTGCTCCTATGTCCACTCCTGAAAAGCAGATGGGCACTCGTGAAGCAGCAATGATTAATATCTCCATTGCTCTTGATCTTCTTGACCAGTCTCTCCCGGCAGTCGGTGCAGAGTCGGATGAAGGCAAGGCAATCATGGAAGCCTCTCGCAAACTTGGTAGTTTGCTGGGCGGCAAGCGTAATGAAACTGGAGAACTCCAGCAGTCAGAGATTCTGCAAATGTTGCAGACGTTACCCAAGGCTGGTGGCATGACTCCTGAGTCTCGTGCAATTCAGTCAGCCCCGCCTCCGGGAATGACGCCCCCTGGCGCAGGTGCGCCAAAACCCCCTGGACTAGGATAAACAATGGACCTCTTTAAGCCTCGCGGAGCTTCTGCTCCCCGCCGCCCAACTGATGACCGTCAAGAAAACGGTCAAATTGTAAACCCACCTCGCTTTGCCCGTTTCGGCGGTCTTGACAAACCATCTGATCTTTCTAAGAACAAGATGGCCGTGCACAAGCCTGCTGACGGCAAGCGCGTCATCTAAACCACATTGTAACGAGGGTAACAATGTCTCTTGAAAATCTATCAGTTGATGCTCGCGACGAACTCGCGTCATTAGCCCAGCAACTCGCTGAGAATCCTTCCACTCGCAAAGAATTTTTGCGAATGACCAAGAAGGCTAGACCTGATCTTCCAATTCCAGAACTGGACATTGAAGATCATACAAACAGTGCTATCTCAGCAGCAGAAGCGCGTGTTCAATCTCTTGAGAACAAACTCCGAGAGAGGGACGCTGTAGAAGAATTGCAAAAACGTCGCAATTCTTTGAAGCAAAAAGGCTTGGCAAGTTCTGACGATGATATCAAGGGCATTGAAAAAATCATGCTTGAGCGCGGAATCACTAATCACGAGACCGCCGCTGAGTATCACGAGTGGATGAAGCAAGCCGCAACACCCACGCCTTCTGGGTACAATCCACAAATTATTCAGAAATTTGATCTGAATAAGTATTGGAAAAACCCAATCACAGCAGCAAGAAACGAAGCGGTCAATGCGTTGCAAGATTTGCGGCGACCGAATCGTCCTATTGGTTTGTAAACCTCACCGGAGATCGTTATGCCTATTGGTGGCGGAATTCTACCGGCAACGGGATCAACTCAGTACGCTGAGTTAACTTACGTCACTCGTAGGGCATTCATCCCGAAGCTGGTTGTACAGCTTTATAACTCGACCCCTCTTCTCGCAGCACTGATTGCTAACAGTCAGCAAGCAAGTGGCGGTGTGTCGTCCGTAACCGTGCCTGTTCAGGGCGCCCAGTTTGTAAACGCACAGTGGTCGGACTACAGCGGCTCGTTCGCTCAACCGTCTGTCCAGCAGGGTGCTTACAACGCTGAGTTCAACCTCAAGCTGATGATCACACCAGTCCCATTCCTTGGGATGGAAGGTGCGGTTCAGCAGGACGCAGCAATTATCCCGCTGATCGAAGCGCGGATGAACGATGCGACCAACGTGATGATGGATGCGATGGCAACGTCGCTGTACACCAACTACACGAACACCCAGCAGTTTATCGGCCTCCCAGGCGCGATTGACGATGGTACGAACTTGGCGACCTACGGCAACATTAACCGTAACACTTACACTTGGTGGAAGTCGAAGGTCTACAACGCTGGTAACGTCAACCCAACCCGTCAGAACATCTTGCAATACATTTCTGGAACCGTGAAGAACGGCGCAGAAGTGCCTAGCTTTGGTGTTTGCGGATTCGGTACTTGGACCCTGTTGGCTCAAGACTTCGTTGGTCAAGAGCAGTATGTCATCACCCCAGGCTCTGGGTTTGATGGCGACAACAACGGCCCACAGGCTGCGTTCCGTGCACTGATGGTTGCTGGTGTTCCGATCTATCCAGATCCGTATTGCCCAGAAGGTCTGGTCTACTTCGTTAACACGAACTACCTGAACCTGTACATCCACGAGCAAGGTTCGTTTGTGTTTACTGGGTTTGAGTCCACTTTGCCTAACTGGCAGATTGGTTACGTCGGCGCCGTGCTGATGATTGCTGAGTTGATTAGTACCAAACCGAAGTCTATGACTCGGGTGGGTTCTTACAACTCGCTGACCCTGTAAGGAGAGAAACATGGCTCTCAGTCTAAACAAGATCCTGATTGCTGGTGCTAATAGCAATACTACCGGCGCCTACTTTCAGACCACCACCCTCATTGCTCCTGCAACCGTTGCTGGCAACGTAGTTCCTGCTGGCGTATATCTGATGTTCCCCGTTTTGAACAGCCAGATCTACGCTAACAACGGAACTGCTCTTGTCTTGCTTACGCCTGCAAACACTGGTGGTGTTGTAATCAGCGACGGAATTAACGTAGTTGCCAACTCTACAACGACGGCAAACACGATTACTCTGTTGACGGTCAACGGCGGTCTGACTGCAAACTCCACGTTTGCTAGTTAAGGAGCAGACATGGCTAATGCAGATGCAGTCGGACAAAACACACCAGACTCGTTTGGTAACTTTGCAATTGCAAGTGTTACCGGAGCGTCTTTGGCAACGGCTGGCAATGCTGTAGTGGCTATCCCTTTCCTGAGAGGTGGTCTTACCAATAGTGGTAGCCTCACAGGATCGGGACAGGTGATCATTCGTCGGGTTACGGTACAGAACCCCAACGCAAGTGTTTCGTTAGCTAACGTGGGTATCACGACTAGCAATGACGGAAACACAAGCAATGCGGTTGTTGCAGTAGTTTCGTTGGCAAACCTAACTGCTGTAAACAAGTTCCAAGACCTGGCGGTTGCCAGCCCCTTCGCATTGACTACCACCATCAACGGAGCGAATACCTCCGCCTTGTTCTTGAATGTTGCCAACGCCGCTGCTGGCATTGTTGACATCAGGGTTTACGGTGATACGGTCTCGTTCTAATGGAAATCTTCGTAACCAACTGTAGTGACACCCACTTGACTGACCGTCATGGAGGTGTTGATTATGAGTTCAGAAAAGGTGTGCCTACCCCAGTTTCTATAGAAACTGCTAGGCACATCTTTGGTTACCAACTCGAAGACAAATTGCCGTACGCGGTCCGTCTAGGGTTCGTCAAGCACTCTACGGAAATTGAAATTGGACTTGAACGGTTGGCTATGTTTCGCATCGGCCAACATTCAGCGCAGGACCGCATTCCCTCAGCGGTAGGCGTAGTACCCCTACCCGTCAAAAAAGTAGGGGTAGGGGGAAAAGTCTTCTGAGGGTTACAATAGGCAACTATGGCAACCCTAAATTCGTACATCACAGACGTTCGCAGGCTTCTACATGATGCCAATGGGAA